ATCAGCCATAACCGCATCCATAAATGAATCAGGGATGTTCACAGCGTTGTGTATATTGAACGCTTTGCGATTAGGGTCACCACCTGTAGGTACACGGATGTTAATGAACTCGACAATGTCAGGGTGACTAATGTCCATATAGGCTGCATAAGAACCCTTACGAGTCTTACCCTGCCTGTACGCAGTCATGTCACTGTCTACTGTTTTAAGGAAAGGAATTGGGCTAGGAGCCACGTCACTAACACTGCGAATGTCAGACCAATGACCACCAACTCCACCACCTTTAACGGATAACCATCGTAGTTCTGTCGTGTGTCCGATAAGACCATGCAGGCTATCAGGCACGTAACTAAGAAAACATGAAATAGGTAATCCACGTACCTTCTCTCCTTGCGCTGGGGCATTTGATAATAGTGGGGATGAGAACATGAACCAGCCTTTAGAGGCGTAGTCATATATTCTCTGGGCTAGGTCAAAGTCATTGCGGCAATAAGCCATAGCTGCACGGGCATATGCATCTTGAGGGTCTTCCCCTTCACGACAGTAGTAGTCACTCAGGAGTGTTGCGGCTTGGTCAGACAGTAATTTGTTACGGCTATAATCAACTACAATGCTCATGTATCCACTCCGTTGTTTCGCGTATGCCTTTGAACCCAATAAGAGTAGCTCCAGTTTCCGTGTTGATTACTGTTGGTACACTACGAACTTTGTAATGTATGGCTGCGTCAATATCTTTTCCTATGTCGATTTCATCATAGTCAACCTCTTCATGGTTAAGGACAGTGCTGACTGCTTTACAAGGCTGACACCCTTCGGTATAAAATTTTATAATCATATTATTTCTCAGTCATACTTCAGGTGCTGGAGTTCTAGCCAGAGTTCTGCGTAGTGGATTATCTTTTTAATGTCAGATTCAAACTGACCCTTATGTGGTGCGCGAGTTGCGTACTTCACTATGTTGCCAGCGCAGAAATCCAATTCATTTTTCATTATGTATTCGATAGGCTGGATGGGGTGAACGTAATGGTCACCACCTTGTTGACGTGCTAGGGAACTGGGGGTGTCCATAGAATTATTTCTCCTTCATTGTCAATGTCTTCATACCGTAAGATACGAGCGCATCGTGCTTGAATTATTGCATCATCCTCAGTCAGCCCTGCTTTCTCATAGGTAGTTACAATGGCTTGCCACATGGCAATGACACGTTGGTAACTGTCACTGATATTAAGAGTTGCTTTGGTTAGTATTTGTTGTGCTTTAACGGGGCCAATCTTGGGACAACCTTTATAGTTATCTACAACATCACCAGTTAATACCTGTGTTAAGAACATTAAGTCAGCAGCAGATTCACTGATAGTAATGATTCCATCTTCTGGATGTGCAGGGTTGAAGTACCTACAGGGAATGGTCTTGAGGTCTTTGTCCTCAGACACAATGATAGTGTCATTACCATCACTACCTCTGATACCCATTAGGTCATCAGCCTCAAAGGGTTCACGTAATACAGCTTTGTATTCCTCAATCATCCAATCCTTTAAAGGTTTTAGAATGAGAGGTTTACGTGTGTCTTTACGGTTACCTTTATAACTAGGTAGTACATCCTTCCTGTAGTTCTCAGAGCCAGTGAGGTAGAACTTAAAGTCTTCAGCACCTGTGTCTTTAAGAATCTTATTAAGCTTCATACGAACAAGGTCTTGCCCTACAGATTCATAAGCGTGTAGTGTCCACAAATCATCATCCCATTTGACAGGTGTCTCAGCCGCAGCCGCAGCTTGAAAAGCGACAATGTCACCATCAATCAATAGAGTCGTCATGTTCTTCCATCCCTTTAGAGTTCCGGTCAGTTATGACCCGTATACCGTGCTGTATTGCAACGTCTTGTTCTTGCCAATCTAGGTAGGCATTCATAGCAAAGTTAAATGCAAGTGCTATAGACACAACAGAAAAGGATAGGCATACAAGTACCAGCATTATTGTTTCAATCATTGGGTCAAAGCCCTCCAGCTTTCAGGATAAAGTTCGTTTAATATTTTTGAGACTGAACCTGCCAACACTTGTATTTCTTTTTGTGCATGGGAATCCATTCTCTGCTTGCAAAACCTGGCATAGGCAGATAGCGAACCTGTCCAGTACCATGAAACTTCCATACCTTGAGGTAACAACAGACGCGCTTGTTCAGGACACATACCTCCATCAATAGCCATTTGATAGGAGTCCAAGCACATTGTATTAACAGTCTGAAAATGTCTGCGCCAATACTTGTCACCAGTGGGATGCATATCCTCACCTGAACCTTGCTTGATAGAACCTTCAGGATTCTTACGGAACTGTCTTGGTATAAAGAACTTAGGTGTTGAGCTAATGTAACGCCTACTCTCTTCGTTCTCAGTGAAGCCTACTTTGTGTTTAAAACATTGGGTGCGAATAGGAACTGGAGCAGTCATGCGAAGGGTTACAGATGTGTGTGAGAATGGAGTCCAGTGGTTGTGCTTGGCTAGATACTTAATCAATCCTGAATCTCTGCCACCATCAAACTCAAGACCATCAGCAGCAAAGGACACACGGGCTGCTCTAACTACACTGGCATCATTACCCATGTGGTCAATGTACTGAACCTTTCCCTCACGACAGTCCCACCAACTTACATCTGCACTGGGCGACATGCCTAACTTGACTCTGTCTTTAAATATTTCTGTCATGTCCACATTCCTCTTCGTACATTTCTAAGGCTTCTTCCATACCATCCCAAGCTTCTACGCCTACAGCATCTAAGCATTCAAGAAAGTGTGCATCCTTCTCTAACCTTTCTAGGTATTCACGGTTAACAATTACCATTACTTCAGCCATCTTCATTCTCTCCTTCACGCAAGCGCATGAGTCCCATGACAGTGATGTGCCACTGTCTACCGAACTCTTCCGTGCCTACTGTACATGTTGATATAAGTCCCAGACACGCGCACACAGCAACCCACTCAGCGTTAGTCCGAGCAAAGTCACTACGTGTCGTAAAGGGTTTTAGATAGGCACGGTTAAGTACCTCAGTGAGTTTCAGCCCATGAGTTTCCAATATTAAATTCTCCATCAAGGGGACACTTGAGGTTGAACACCTCAGTTACTTTCTGAATTGTTTGAACAGCAATGTTCCCTACTTTTTCAGCAATGTCCTCACGTACAGCGACTTGGATTTCATCATGCACCCACGCACAGAGGCAGTAGTCGCCTTTCCATCCGTGTGTGTATCCCTGCATCCACATTGCAGTTTCAAATTCCACTAGCCACTGCTTACAAATTAACGCCCCTGCACTTTGTAAAAGTGAATTGAGCGCAGCGTGTGGTGACCGTATAGCAATACGCCTACCATCTAAGGCTACGATGTAACCAGCAGAAGCAGCAGTCACTACAGCTTCACGTAAAGACTTTAAAGCAGGGGTCTTGTCTAAGAATTCCTTCTTAATTTTTTTACCTTCTGTCGCTCCACCTCCTACAATCTCACCAACAAGTTGGTCACCTCCACCATATAAATAGGAGTAGATGAATCGTTTGGAATCTGCACGGCTAGGTAGTCCAGCAGCAATCTGGTTAACAGTATGAATGTCTCCATTCAACACCACGTCAACGTATTCACCATCGTCATACCTGTGCATGTAGTGGGCCAAGCACCTCAATTCTAGCCCAGAAGCGTCAGCACCCATGAGCTTCCATCCTTTAGGGACAGTAAATAAATCACGGCACTCTTTACCATACTCAGAACTTAACGAGGGCACTTGCCCCAGATTAGGATTTTGATGGGTTGCTCGTCCTGTGACAGCACCATTGGGATTGACACGACCATGAAGCTTGCCGTTCTTAACAAGCTTGAGCCAACCATTGTTACCTTCAGACAGTTGACCTATCCTCTTCTGCAACATGAAGTACCTAGCTATGCGCTGGGCTTCTGGGTACTGAAGCTTTGACAGGACAGTCTCGTCAATCTTAGCCTTTTTGTTTTCTGTGAATACAGTAGGCTTCCAATCGTATTTAACCATTAGTCTATTGGCAATGTGGTCGCGTGATGCTGGATTAAATTCCACTATCTTAATGACAGTGAACTCTGCCCCTGCATGTCTGTCAGCTTTGTGTGGGTCACGATACTTAACAGTGCGTTTAGGTGTCTGTACTCCAGCCTTGACAATCCAAGGTGGGAATATAGTGTGTAGGTCTTGGTAGATTTCAGCGCGCTGTGCGGCTAGGTCAACGTACAAACTGGCAGCTTTCTTTTCATCAAAGATAAAACCATTTTGTTCCATCTTCCACATTAACTCAGCAACAGTATGCTCAAGTCTCAGAGCCTTTGGACTGTAACGTGCAGATGCTATCTTATTAAATAAGAGGTTAGTTACTTTCACATCCTGTTCACAGTAGACCATCATTTCTTCGGTATACACATCCCATGCTGACTCTTGTTTACCGTAGTCACCTTTGTATTCCCCAAGGCGGTAGCCCCACGCTTCTAAAGAATGGGAACCGTAACGCTTGGTAGGTAGGTTAATAGGTTCAGCAGCCCAATCTATACGCACCAAGTCAGACCATAAAAGACGAGAACAAACTAGGGTGTCTGTTACTTTGGGACACTTAAAGTCTGGGTATAGTTTCTGAATAGCAGGGACATCAAAAGTAATTCCGTTATGAGCAATTAACTCACTGGCTTGCTCTAAGAAAGTCACGCCTCTATCAATCTCAGTAGGGCCAAACCTAAAGGTTTTCTTAGCGTGAATATCATAGGCCACAATACAATGGATGGTGTCTAGCACATCCAGAAAGCCATTGGTTTCAATGTCTACTATTAACCGCATGTTGTTTCTCCTAGAAAGGTGTGTCGTAACCTCCTACCAATGCAGGGGCAACATCAAAAGGGTTGGCTTGGAATAGCTTCCCAGTTTCGTGGTTGTAATTAAGAGGAATAGTCACGCCTGTTGACTGACCCGTGTACCTGTCTTTTAAGATACGGAATGTAGTGGTCTGTCTTTCATTAAGGTCTTCAGCTTGCTGATTACGCTCAAGTCCAAACATAAAGTGACACCAGAAACCAATGGCACGGGAGCCTTTGAAGTGGCGTATCGTTACTCGACCACCCTCTTCGTGAGGCTTACCCTCTGGGGTAGCAAGGTGACTGACCATTGTGATAATTACGTTCAGACGTTTAGCTAACATAGCAATAGCAGCAGTGATGCGTTCAAGCTCGACTCGCTCGTCAGTACCCTGACCAGTAGCCAGTGCAGTGAGGTGGTCTATGTAGAATATTTCTATTCCATCTGCGTGATGCATGTACTCAATGTTGGCCTTAACAGTGTCCCACTCGCAGACCCCGAAGCTATCGTATAAACGAATGCGGTCATGGGCTGTGATTTCATCAAGAGCAATCTTACGTTCTTCAGCAGTCCAAGCACCATCAGGTACATGAAACATCTTGCCAGCGCGTTTACCAGCTAGTAGTACAGCAGTCTCTTTAGGCTTCTGCTCAAGAAAGAACACGCCTACAGTCTGCTCAAGTTCATACATGTCATGCACGATTTGCTGAGTAAGAAAGTCTGTCTTACCTACACCAGTACCAGCACCGACTGCATATAACTCACCCTTCCTGCGTCCATAGGTAGCCTTGTTAAGTTTCTCAAGATACCAAGGTAAGCCCCACTCAACTGGTGCGTCTAGTTCCTCACGTATGTCAGACAAAGATACTATGCCATCAGGACGATAGACCTTTGCATTCCACACAGCTTCTAATAACTGACGTGCGCCACCATTAAGCAATGCTTCATTTGCATCTTTGAACCCAACGATGTGACCAATAGAACACTTACCAGCTTGGAACAATGGAGCGCACTCAGACGCAGCTTTTTCACCAGCAGAGTCTGCGTCAAACATCAGTATAATTTCTTGGAATTTATTCAGGTAAGGTAGGTTAGCAGCTATACATTTAGCCGCCCCACCAGCCCCGTTGGGCAAAGAAATTACAGGGTATTTGTTGTCTTGTACTTGGCTTAATGCCATAGCATCGAGCGCGCCTTCTGTGATTACTAACTTCTTACCTTGGTTCCAAATCTTACTGCCGAACATAGGCATCTTGCTGAAGTCGCCCAGGATTGGGAACTCTTTATCCTGAGTCCGTAGCTGTTGAGCTACTAACTTACCGTCCAAGTCATGCAGTGGGCAGATGTGAACAGGTTGTCCACGGTAGCTACCGACTTTGTAGCCGAAGTGTTTAGCAGTAGCCTCCGTGATGCCACGGTTTCTTAATGCTCTTACTTCACCATCAATCATATCAATAGCCATGCGTGGTTTCCTTGTTGGTGCTGGAACATCAGAGTCAGGCCATTCCATATGGTCACAGGCTGCTCCGAAACAGTAAGCCCTGCCCGAAGCGTATCGGGCTAGGTTGTTAGACGAGCCACACGCAGGGCATGGTTCGCGCCCTGTCATTGGGCTATCGTCTATTTCACGCATGGTTATTTCTCCAAGCTGTACTCTGCATAAGGGGCTTTAACACCAGTCTTCATGGTGGTCGTGATTGATATGCCTCGCTTGTTGAGTGTGTAAACAACAGCAGCTAGACGGGTGATGCCATACAAACCTATCGCTTCAATAGAAGTAATCTTACGGTTGTTGGTCAGGTGGGTTAACACAGTTTGAATTTGTGTCATAGTAAATCCTCTCAGTTATTGAGTTCATAAGAATGAAAAAGACCACGGGGATGTGGCCTTTTGGTTGGTCGTGCCATAGTGCTACACTTGCTCAGATAGCCACTGACGCACATCAAACGATGGGCATTCTTTAGTGACACCTTTCAGGTCGCAATGACCTAGCACTTCTGCTTCAGGAAATTTATGTTGTAGTCCTTTTACTAACTGGTTCAACGACACAAACTGTTCAGGTGTGAAATTATTTTCAGCGACCTTTACATCATCCTCAGTCACTCCACCAACGAGTGAAATTGAAATGCTGTTGTGGTTGAAACCTCTAGCGTGTGCGCCAGCAACTTCTTCAGGTCTGCCAGTTTCCAGTACACCATCCCTGCGGATAATGTAGTGGTAACCCACCTCAAAAAATCCTCTATGCCTATGCCATGCGTCAATTTCGTCACGGCCTATGTCCATTGAGGGTTTGGTTGCGGAGCAGTGGACTACTATTAGCTCTGTTGAGCTTCGATTAGCCATGCTTTTGGTATAGTCTCCTTTGAATACAGAAAGTCATGCTTCTCACACCACATTGCGTAAGTCGTGTTAGAATTTTTGGAGATTTTCTGTTTGGGATTTGAGAACACAAACCTAATATCTAAATCAGGATGTTGCTCTTTAATTAAAATATGCTTTTGCCTGTCAGCCACCATGAACCTACCCTTACCTTCAATGAAGATATTTCCTATTCGGAAATCGGGTGTATAGGTGGAGACACGGCTGGGCTTGGTGTACTTAATCTTGTCCTCTTCATAGGTGTACGCAATGCCGTGCGCTTTTAGCTCCTTGGCAATCCTTACCTCTAGTCCTGAACGAAAACCATACTTCAAACCAACGTCCTGTTTAGAACGGAATGTCATCGGCAAATTCTCCTACTTCCTCTGACTCGTCTTGCATGTTTGCAACCGCAGCATCAGGGTCAAATGAATAACCTTCCTCTTCAGAGAAAATAGTAGTCGCCTCGTTAGCACCTTCGATTGCTTCAAGAATCTGAACGGACTTCATGCGTAGAGAAAGTCCAGCACCAGCGAGTGAGGTGTAGTAAGGAATGACTTGGTAACCTACTCGTACCAATGAGCCGTTCCACAAAGGAATCTCTTTAGTGATAGGCTGTCGTTTAGCGTCCACCACAATTGGCTTCTGACTAAACACGTCACCACTCTTGGTGGTAACTTTCGCTTTCAACTTAAACTTTAGAGACACGTCACCTGTTTCTTGGTTGACTTCGTAAGGGTCAGTCGTGCGAATCTTGTCCCGTGATTTGCCTGTCTCTTCAACCGCAGCATCAATTGCTTTTTCAAACAACACGTCTAACTCTTTCATCAAGTCAGTAGCGTCATTGTTATCAATGATTAACTTGCCACCGAAAACCCCATCAATATCAAATTTTGTGTCAGCTTTAAAACATTTAAGCCATTCAGTTCGGCCTTTGGGTGATAAGAATACGGGTGGTTGCTTGTTAGTTTTTTGGGTCATATTATTTCCTATATGTCAGGTCGCGCATCTGCGCTTGGTTAAGTGTGGAGAGCGATAAAATCATTTAGAATTACGCCTTGGTTCACAAGCTTTACTATCAAATCCAAAGGCAAAGGTTCGCCATTGGCTATAAGAGCCGCAGCAAATGCTTGCTCAATCGTCATGTCCATATAAAGTCTCCAGATATAAGAAAACCCACGGGATGTGGGCTTTCGGTTTCATCGTGCTATAGTGCTACACTTGCTCTGATACACCTAAGACAGTCTTAAATTCAAGACCATTAGGAGAAAGAATAAATGCTTAGTAGTGTGTCAAGATAATCCAACTCACCCTTTGCTGGTGGTAGGTCAAGAGACTCCCTATCTTCCTGCTTTAGCTGCGCCTGGAATTGTAGATACAATGTGTGAATGATGTCACTGCTATCATACATTTCAACCATGCTGTGCTTAATCACATTACTAAATTCTTGTAGGTCAGCAGCGTGGCAGCCAAAAGAATCATGTATAAGAGAAAAGCTAGTTTCATCACCAGTTTTTTCAGCCATTCTAGCCACCGATAGCTGAAGGTGGGCTGCATCCAGTGAGTGAACAAAATTGGGTGAGCAACCTTGCGCTGATTTGCGGCTACAGATTTGGTCAGTCTCTTCGGTCAGAGTAAGATAGATTAATGCCCCTCCCATGTGGCTCCTTACGCGGTGCTTAGTGACGTTGTAATATGACTGTAACACTGGGAACCCTAGAGGCGTAGTCCACCGTACAGGCAGGGTCTGGAGCGTACCATCAGGCATCGTGTACTTAGTCTTAGCAACCAGTTTAGCACTCGCAGTTAGCCAATCCATAAGACGTGCTGGACGTTTGACCGAGTCAACTACTGCGTCCCAAAGAATGCGCGAGATATAAGAACTAGCGCGGAACCCATCATCATAGGAGAAAGGAAAGTCCATGCCTGTCTTCTGACATGACCGCTTCAATGGACGCATCACATCTTCAATGATTTGTTCACGGAACCCGTATTGTTTTGACCCATAGCTATACGTCATTACGCTTCTCTTCGCCTCCTTCCTACCAAAGCCAAACTTGAGCCATTCCAAAGCTAACTCTGTATAATTTGGCACTCGTTTGCCCATGTTATTTAAGACAGGCTCCCCCCAATGCTCATGGGGTTGCTGTGAGTCTGCCACTAGAGCCTTAACTACTTTGTCTGCTACGATTTGATACACGTCTTGAGGCGTATCACTAGGTAGTATGTTGACGTTGGCAGCAGTGCTAGAACAGCGCATAGCCATGCTTAGATGTTGCAAACCTGAACAACTTCCATCAAGTGAGGTGACTATTTTTGATACGTGGTCAACCCCATTATCTAGGTAACCCACATAGTCCATGCAACATGCTACAAACTGCAAAGGTTTGTCTGCTTCGCACCATCCACGGTTTTCCCACGGGTTAGCTGCAACATCACGTATGAATGCTTCGTTGTCAGCACACCATTGGACACGTTCATCCATTGTTTTCTTACTGACCTTATCAAAGTCACCAAGGTTAGCTAAGTGAATTGCCAGAAAACGTGCGCCTGACTCACCTAGTCTCTTGCCCTTGCTAAACTGCATTACAGATTTGACTTCGTCTGGACCCATTCCATTGAGTACACCAGACACTGAATATATACGACCCCTAAAGTCAAGGTTGTATCCTAGATACCAAGCATCAAAGTCTTTGTACTCGTCAGCCAAGTCCAGCAAGGACGTGAACGCTATGCGCTTTGCTTTTTGCTCACGGTTAGACACACGGACTCTGTTACAGTCTGAAATATAAGCAGCCTTTTCCTCTATCGTAGCCACGTCATAGTCAATCATCGGTGGTGGGTTTTCATTGTACTTATTAGGTATAGATGGACACCACTCTGCACCTGACTCCCATAACTGTGTAACCATATCAAGCATGGGCTGGTTGATAGACCATGCAGTCTTCTGCATAGAGTTAACAGCATGTAAGACAACATCAATGTCCGTGTTGCGTAGTTCCTCAAAGTAGTTTCGATTACTTGTCTTAACAAACTTTACAGGTCTGCAAGAGTAAGTGTAATAGACACCATTTTCTAGGTTGCTATAGTCCCAATCTCTAGGTGGCACAACTAGGGGTTTATACTGAGGTGTGGTTAGACCTAATTTATCTATCCTTTTATCTACCCATTCCAGTGTGTCTTGGGTTGCTATCAATCTTTTGATTGTGTTGTTCTTACCTCTGGACTCAGTAACAATTTGGACTAAACCAACAGTTTCCATAAGTATTGAGATTAATTTTTCTCCTACTTTTAATGTCTTCTTTTTAGGCCAAGCTTCCCAAGATTCTATAGTACCTTTGGCTGCTTCATCAGTCATAGCTTTAGTGATTGTTTTCATTCTGTGATAACCAGTACGCTTATTCGCAGAGTCAATCAGTCTCTTCGTTAGTGCTTTGTTTTGCAGACGCAGACCTTCAAGCATGAATTCATCTTGCACGGTCATAGCAGCAGTCATTGCTGAGTTGGTCAAAGTCATAGACTTATTACTTATGCTATTGATTATGCTTTTCATAAACAGGTAAGAGATTACCTCTGGGTCACCACCTTTTAAAAGTTTACGTGTCCCTGCTGCGTGACCTCCTTTAACATCATCTTCTTTTAGATAATCACGGATGCCGTTTGCGAATCTAGCTAGTCCATGAACCATCAACGTGTGTCCATAGTCACTACTACTTTCATTACCCTGCTCTTTCTGTTTAGCATGGTTTTCCAAAGCTTTCTTAATACCACTTTGGCGTGAACTTAGTTCTAACTTTTCCTGTACTGGGAACATCTTTTCTAATTGGTCATAGGAGTTATATATCATTGAGTAAGTCATTTGACTCTCCATTGTATTTCAGTCTGTCTCAATTTTGAGACTCTATAAGCGCAGCTATCCCTTGGAGTTCATATCCCGTTGGGCTATAGTGCTACACTTGCTCTTTAAGTCGTTACTAATATACTAATAGACACGATTAGTCCTCACCTAAAGGGTGTCCGTTTGGTTTCCGTTTGTCCTAATAATTGCAGCCCATGCCTCTCATTTAATTTAGTCTTAAATTCAAGACCTTAGATTAAAATATAAGCCGCACTCTGTTGATAGCCGTGCGGCCTACGTGTGAATTACATTAGCATTACCTAAACCAGGGTAGTGATTCCCCTAGAAAATGGCGCGCCCGAGAGGATTCGAACCGTTATTCGGTCGAGGTCTAAGCGACTTATGCTAATGAATTCAGTGTGTTAGGCCGTTTGGCCCACCCGTTTGGGGTTGCGTTTGACTACTTTTGTCTGCGCTTTTGTACACTGGTACTGCCCTGCTGTGTTCTAGTGCAGCCAACCTCCCAACTTCTAATTCTAGGATAGCGTTGCTCATGGCTTTGTCCGTGGACTTAGCATAGCGCGCTGTCTGAGTGATGCATGAATGCCCCATCAAACTCTGGACTACCTTTAAATTACCGTGGTACTCACATAGACGTGTAGCAAAGGTATGTCTGAAACAATACCAGACTTCCTTCTTACCCCACCGCATCACTGGGCGAACAAGATTGTCCCAGAATTCTACGCAATGCCATTTGTAATCTAACTTCTCAAACACTACCCCACCCGTCCCTAGCCTGAGTGAATGTTTGTCCAAGACCATAGCCAAACGTGGAGTTATAGGTATCTCACGTTCAGTGTCAGTCTTAGTGACTTCCTGTGGTATCCGAATGACACGTACACCAACTGAGTTAGAGACAATCCACCGAGTATCCAAAGCTTTAGCTTCAGACCAAGGCCGCATCCCAGTGTCTGCTAAAAGAATAATAAAGTCTTGCAACAACTCATTAATCCATTGAGCGTGGAAGTGCATGTCACCAGCCAAATCCAGGATTTGCATCTCTTCTTCAGGTGAGAAGTAGCGAGGTCTGGAGTTGTTCTTAACAGACTCCCAATGCATGACCGGTAAAGCTTTTAACAATTGCCGTTCAGTCATTAAGGTCAGCATAGAACTCAGACAATTTAACTTGTTGTTCACGGTCTTTGGCTTGTTTCCCTTTGCACGTAGAACCTTGATGTAATCATCAATGGCTTTAGTGTCAATTGAATCTAGCCTGACCATCTTGCGCTGGTCTATAAAGTATTCACGTATCGAATTCCAATACTGAATGACTTTGGTCTGATAGCCTGAACTTGAGGTTTGCCAGACCCGTTCCCAAGTTTCATCAAACGCATATTGCAGGGTCAAGGTAGTCCCATGTTTAAGCGCGCCACCTGTTGGTCGCAAACCCCTAGACATGTCAGCAAGGGCGGTCAGTTCTATTGACTGCGCCTCACTATAGTTCTCAAGACCCTTCACAAAGTCAGTGAACCTGAACCCGTCCCTCATTATTTTAATCGACCAGCCTGTGGCTGTTTTATATATAGCCATAATCCCTCCTGATTAAAAGTTAGACGTGATTGAGTTTGCCAAGTCCTGACCCTTTTTGGTCAACACTGCATAGCGATACCGCTTATCGTACACGTCAATTTCATAAGTAATCAAAGCCATAGTCTCTGATTTCCTACGCACCATTACATCATCACTAAGAATTGCAAGCGTCCTGCTGGCATTGGCCTTACTTATGCCTAATTCTTTGATAACATCCTGTCCTGTCACACGACCCCGTCTAGCTACCAGTAAAAAGGTCTTGAGTTGCTGAAGTGTCAACGTGTCACTCAGTTCCCCAAAGCTATCGAAAGTCAAAGCTAATCCTTTTAATGCCTCACTCTGTGTTAATTTCATTTTACATCCTACGGCCCTAGTCAAAGTCAATTGACTTATGCCCTCCAAGTTTAAAGAAGTAGTCCCACTGGCCTACTTTAATATATAAGTAACTGCTAAGACAAGCCTCAAATTCAAACCTGTCACTAATTGTGATACTAAATACTCGCTGCTTAAAATTCCGCATTTATTCTTTTCTCTATGTTGTCTATCCCAAAAGTTGGGAAGAAGGAACTCATTTTTGTGTTAATAAATTCAAGGCGCGTGTATCCGTAAATAATACAACCTGCCCACTTCGGCATAAGGATTGCACACCTATCAATAAATGTGGTGTACCAAGGCCAATCCAGTGATTTCATCCACGCCATCTTGCGACACTGTAATTTTCCTGCATTATCATAAATAGTCATTTTATTGACTCCTAATTAAAAACTGATTTAAATTCAGAACTGCATTAGAGCATTATTAATACACGCATGTAAGCCCCCCCCTCTTTGTTATTTAAGGTCAATCCAAAAGCACCCCTGTATATGAGGTGCTTTAAGTCTGGCCCTAGTCCTTTGTGTTGGATTCCATCCAATCTAATTGGTATTTTCTATATTCATCATCCTCTTCTTCGTCTTCGTCCATTATTTCCTCACACCCTGCGGCTTCTTGGAGCCACGCCATAGCCGTGCAGACATTTTCCCAGTAATCATCATTAGGCCCGTTACTATCAGGCGGTAATATATCTTCACGGGCCATGTGCAATGCGTCCCAAATAACCTCCTTTGCTTGGTAAAGGTTCCAATTGGTTAACGGTGGTACAGTTCGATTTGGCATTTTAATTCTCCAGTTATGATTTAATGTAGGTAGATTCTAGGGCTGGTTCCCCTTCCCAGAAATCGTCTTCGGACTGATAAATAGCCACCGCTTCGTCACTGGTGACTAGGATATAATTCCATTCACTAGACTCAATAATGGTGACCATAGAGCCACCTCCAGTATTCACTTCACGCGCTTGTAATAGACTCATTTTCAATACTCCCGTTTTGGTTTATTTACTGTTTGCTACTGCTATCGCTTCGGCAAAGCCGCGTGGCGTTGCACTGCGAATATTTTTAGTCTTCATGCTTTTGCCGCCTAGTTTCCTATGCTGCGTACTAGACCCGAAACTATCGCATTCAACTGCGTCAATCTCAGGCATGGTGAAGTCGCCACCCGTCCATAAGCACGTTTGTTTGCTGTATGCGTCCATAGGTGCAATGTAATCAGGGTACAAAGGGTGAACCGCCTCATTTGCGGCTATATACCCACCGAACTGAAAAGGGTGGAAACGGTGGTCAGGTGCGCGCCAAAGTGTAGCGAGGCGGCTAACTGGATTTTCTACATAATAGGGCAGTTTCATTTCTGCGAATAACTCACCGCACCACCTCGCATATCTTGCGGCTTTGGCTTGAAACTCTGGGTCAATCTTTGCTTTGTTTGCAAAGTGGGCAGCACCTGAAACGGCTAGGTCAGTACAAACTGGAAAAGCCATTGCAAACTGAACATTCTCAAAAGCGAAAGACTCCCCGATAGCGCATATGTAATCGTAATCATGCAAATCCGCTTTTATGTAATGGATTGAACCGCCCGTGTCCTGATAGTAGTCAATCCTAGAATTGTCATGTTGCAGGTCAAAACAGTAGACCTGATAGCCACGTTTAGCCCACGGAATAGCCGCGACTCCAGTGTAATCATAGAGCGATATAACAGACTTTATTCTTAGGCGATTCGATAGCCTATTGTCTAGGTCATGTTTGAACGTATAAGCATTCATGCGCCACCGCCTGAACACGCCACGCGTACCCTTTTAGCGATATCAGCAATTAGTGCACGGTCACCAGTAGAAACGTATCTATACGCACCACGACCGCTTAAACGCATATGGTGTGAGAGCGTTATGCCTTCGGCTGGTGCAATGGCTTTTAATGCAATAGCTTTGGCTATCGAATCGGATAACGCTTTTAATGCTTTGTAATTCATAATCAAATACTCTCTTTTGTTGGTTTGGGTTTAGTGCAAAGACACTGATAAACAATGCCTTTTGCTAAACTCAAATTGCAGGACTACTTTAATTTGAGTCTAGTAGCCGCGTAGACTTGCGGCTTAGGCTTTAATACAGACCATATGGCGCACGTTATGATTGAAGCAATAGAACCACCTACCACCAGAACGAAGACCGCTAATAAAGGCCATGTATGCGGTAGGAATACAATTCCATTTATTATAATTTGAGACTCACTCATTTTTTATTGTTCCTTTAATTTAAGACTATTAAGCCGATAGAAAAACGGATTGTTTAGCAGGGCGTACAAAGCCGCTATCATCATTGCGCGCTTTTCCTTTGGCGCGTAGACCTACGATAACGCCTTGCACGTCTTCAGGGCGGTAGTCTGTTATATCACCGTCAATAACTGGAACCGTCACCCCGTGAACCGTGTAGACACTTGGCAAAGATTTACCGCGCTTTGTATCAAACACTACCGCCACGTTTTTACCGCGCAATAACTCGTTAGCCGCCAAAGCGTCATTGTCTTCGCATAGGCTAAAAGTAAGAGTGTAGAATTCAGGTAAAACGCGGTTTGCTATTTTGGTATAGTCGTAAAGCTTTGCAAAAGGTGATAGCGAATGAATCATATCTGCAACCGTCCAAAATATACCGTTAGCTTTGGTTTTAGACTTTTCCCATTTAATATCCGAAGTAGCATTTAACCGAAAAGCCACCGCCATATTTTGACGTGCGGAATAAGCGGTAGCGGCTAATACTTCTTTTGCTAGTATCGCCATAAACAATGGGCGGTTTTTAAAATACATAATAGTCTTAGCTTTTCTAGCCGCGAATTTAGCCGCAAAATATGCGGGATTACCTGAAGTATGCAAACAAGCTTTTTTGCAACCGTCGCTGGCACTAGCGCAAGTATTAAAACCGCTTTGCTTTTCAGGTGATAGGTGCAATCCATAAGTATTGACCCCGTTTTCTTTTGCGTTTTTAGCTATCTTAGGATTGCTTAAAGGTGCGCTTAATAGTGAACCTTTAACGTCAAATTCTGACCGTGCAATTCTCATAAGCGCGGCTTTGGTCATTAGATTATAAGTATCAAAAGGTGATAGTTCAGTTTTCATCAACATAGTGGTATTTCCTTTGGTTTTGGTTAGTTTGTTTGTGTTAGTAGCTTTGGGGAATAAAGCCACTAAACCAAAAAAACTAATTTGAAGCGCGTTTATAAAAGTCGTTACAAGCGTCATTGTATTCCTTGTAATAGTGACCCCAATGAAATGCGCCTTCACAATACATCCAAGTAACATATTCACCACGCCAAAAGCCTAAGATAAAAGAGTCTTTTCCTTTTTGTGCCATGCTAGTCAATTGAACATCAACACCCATAACATCAGCTCGGTCAGTCATGCGGTCAAATTCTGTTTTTAATGTATTCATTTTAAATAACCTTTTAGTATTAGTTTGTGATTGCTTAATTAATGCGCGCTATATCAGTCAGGATTATTTCGCGGACTTGTTCACGGTCTAAGCTATCACCAGCAAACCACCAGCCTACCTTTTTGATATGCTTTTGAACGGCTACTGTAATCATTGGGCTAGTCAATCCTTTAATGGGATAAACACCGTCTTTAGAGTTATAGAAAGTGTTTACATATTCTTCAAAGTCTTTAATTGAATTCATCTTAATTCACCTCGTTTTTAGCGGTTTGTAATTGCTCGATATTAAGCGCGCTCTCGAAACTACAAGAATTCAAATAATTATTAATAGTCTCGATAGTCATTATTGACGTATAACATTTACCGTGGTCAAACCCACCAAACATATTGGGCGCACCTTTATAAAACGTCTTCACTTTAAATTTACCGTCTTTACGCTGTTTACCTATTATTTCAAGTTTCATTTTAATGAGTCCTTTTATTATGCTGTTGGAAAGTTTAGGAAAAGAGGTGAAATAGCGACCATTACAAGAGTTAACGGTGCAAGGATAATAGCCATAGTCACAATATAGTCAGGAGTTTCAACCGTTACTGGTGGAGTCCGTAGAATCTTAGTTCTGATTTTCATTTGCCTTTTAGTTCGGCTAACAATGCGCTTTTGTAATTCACCGCGCTTTTCTATCATGCGGCTATCATATGGAGTCGTTACCGTGCCTGAACTGGTAGGCATTTGTAATGGGTAGGTCTTGTTATATAAGGTATTCATAATATTGTACTCTCGTTGGTGTTGGTGTGGAGTCGATTATAATCACTATTTATTATAAGTAAAGCATTAAATTAGAGACTATCTAAAATACTTTAATAGGTGGTTATTGCTAGGTGTTGGTTTATGCCTATATATAGGTAAACAAATTGATAGGTGGTGAATGGTATTAGATAGCCTATAGATAGTCTAAAAAGAAAAACGGATAGACCTCTCATTTACGCCTTTAATAAATGAGACTATCAAGTGCAATTCATGGCTATCTATAGGCATTCAAAAGAGGTGCAATGCCTCTCCACAACCGAGCAATAACAATGCCTGAATAGCGGCTAAGACAATGCCTAAGACACCCCACCCCACCCCCTAGACGTTTTAGGGTGGCTCTGGGCCGCACCCTCCAGGGGGGCCGGGTCCTGAGTCCGTATAGATATAGCCCCTCAGAGTTTTTCTTAAAATTATTCTCTGGGAAATCCAAAGCCCCTATCCAATAGAATGACAATAGAACTCCAATAGAACTCCAATAGAATGGTACTGGACTTAATACTACCTCAAGCTGTAGAGGCTAAGAAAAAAAAGCATTCCAAGACACTGAGAGAGTTATCTCTTAGACATCTATAGAATGCTTATAGTATTGTTAGGTAGGTTGATAATAGAGGTATATATCACGTACTGATTTTGAGGCGTATCTAAGAGTGGTCTTTATATATATCAACCCTATAGTGCTACACTTGCTTTAGAACCATTTATCACCGTCTTTTACAGTGCTACCTGTTGCTTGAGATAAGAACTTTTGTATCTCACCATTGAAGTCATCCATCTTCTGTTGGGCTGCTAAAGACTCAGCATCAGCATCCATCTGCTCAGTCCAATAGTTAACAGCCATTGCTAAAGCTTCTAGCCTGTCATCATGGATGATTGCTCCCCTAGCCCTAGTCAGTCTAGTCATCTGGTAGAACAGACTGTAGGAAGGTTCTGGTGCGCTCTCGTAGTCTTCTTTAATCAGCTTCTCGTCAATGATAAGACGGTGCTGCATCATCACAGGTTCAAGGGTGTCTATGATACGGACTTCCTTCTGTGTGTTATGTCTGACTTCTTCTATAGATACTGGGTAAGTCTTGTTGATGAATGGAGCGAGTAGCTTAGAGAACATACCGTCACCAAAGTTACTCTCCACCACAATCATATTGACCTTCTCAAGCTTTGCTATGTTAGCTATCTTCTGCAATGTAAGGTCTTCATAGCCACCTTTAAATCCTCCACACTGGGAAGCGTACAGGTAACCATTCAGCATCTTAACTACTGCATAGGCTGTCTCGTCTTTACCACGACCAGATGGGTCAATAGCAAGTACAGCACCTGTAAACTCATACATCTGGTCAGAGAACCACATAGGTCTGTAGAACTTGTCACCAGTGAAGCCTACAACAGGTACATCCTGAACTATCTGAGCAGGGCCAGAAGCCCACGCTAAGTCAGCCCATCCTTTATTAGGATTCAATGCTGTTATGCATAGGTCTGCTAGTTTAAGTGGGTACTTATCAGCATCAGATAGTGTGGTGTCCAGCATGAATTGCAGGGCAAATCCAGCTTTACCATAGGAAGCTTCACGCTCCATCAGGTCTTCTCTGGTGAATCGGTCTGGCTCTGTAGGAAGAGTCTCCTGAGAGCCTCTATTAAGCTCTATGAAGGGTGCTAAACGACCTTGATACATTGACGCTTGCTTGTCTGTTGGATACCTTGCAGGCCATATACGAATCTCGTAGCCACGTTCTGGCAGTAGGTTGTATATAGACATCTCAGTCTGGGGTGTACCGAGGTAGATAACACGTCCATTAGGCTTGAGTACAGCATCAAACTCTTTGATTGCCTCTGATAACTTGTCGCGCATTGTCTGAGTAGCAGAGTTGTTAGTCACCTCTACGTCATCAGCAATTATAGTGTTGGCACGGGAGCCTGTAAGCTGACCTGAGATACCCACGGACTTAACCGAGGGAGAGTGGTCGGGCATGGCTGGGCCAACATCAAATGCAATGACAGAATCACGTTGCCCATTCTTTGTGCGTAGGTGTTGGAGTAAGTCGATTTCATTTATTAGTCGCTTAGTAAAGGTTGAGAACGCATCAGCACGTTCTTTAGATGCAGATACCACCAGAATCTTATGTTGAGGGTCACAGTACAGTAGCCAAACTACATAAGCGGAAGTAATCCAGGATTTACCTATCCCACGGAAAGCTTCTATTACGCAACGTCTAGGGCCAAGCTGTAGATAGCTTGCCATGTCGTACTGAATAGGTGTGGGGTCAGGTAGTGTTAAAGTAGTCCAGACAATCCATAGGAATTTACGGAAGTCTTGTTTGATTGGGTCGTTTACTACAGGTGTAGTCATGCGTTACCTAGTGATTAAGGGGGAGTTCATCGTCAGGGAAGTCTGGAAGGGCGTGTATTAGGTTATCTAAAGGATTACCTTGCGTAGCTACGCCATCAATTCCATTGTCTTTAAGCATTTGCCTAGCCACGTTAAAGATACTAGCTGTGGCTTCGCCTGATTGGACTGCTGTTAGTAGTTGAGTGGCTAACTCTTCGTGAAGTTCAGCCATTATTTTTTCTAGTTTGCTATTGCTCATTTGGTGAGTCCTTTAGCTTTCTCAAAGGAGCGTAAACCGCCTAGACCTAAGAGTGACATTACTAATGTTGTAAGTTCTGCGCTTGCGATTGCAGGAAGTTCTGCTGGTAAGTCGATGTATGCGTTAATGAGTCCAGCAAAAGGTAAGATAAGGAACTGGTAACCTAGACCAATTGCACATACCCAACCGATAGCTGGACGCCAACCAGCCACCCACACAGAAGCATGTTTGGCAGATTCTATATTCGCCATTGCTTGTAGATTGTGGGGTTTCTGGAGTGCTTCAGTCAGCTTGAGCCGAGCATTCGCCCGTTCTTCATCTGACGTAAATAAATCATCAAGGCCATCCATCACACTTCCAGCAATCCCTGCGAGAGGATTGATAGACATAGTGATTCCTTGTTTAAGTTCCCATCCATTTGGATAGAACTGAAGTACCAACACCACCTAGACCTATAGACAGAAGCATAGCTCCAGCAAGGAATCCCTTGCCTTTGACGAGTTGTTTCTCTAGGTCATTTATCCGTTTGGATAGGATGGCGGTTGTATTATTTAGTGACTCGACCTGTGCGCCTAAGTTCTCTACTAGAGTAACGAAGCGCCCTGCGTCATAGTCCGACATGTTAGACATGATGTTACCCTTTTATATATACAGCTATTCCGAATAAAAGACCCATAGCTAGAATCATGCAGATGCCTACGTTGATTCCTAGCTCTATGTCTTTCTGTAACTTTGCGTTTCTTCTGATACGCTCATTGACTTTTTCTTGCGCTTCTTCTCTCCGTTGCCTGTGCCACTCAGCCTCAAATTTTACGAAGTCGCTCCACCCATTAAGTCTGGATTTTTTTAGGTGATGCTCTAGCTGTTCACGCTGAATTCGTTGCTGCTCGGCATATTGGAAGCATTCTAATGCTGTTCCACGGCTGCTGGCATCTCCAGCTTTCTCTTTTACTTTCTGTGTAGCTGATAGGTAGTCATTCAGTTGAGTACCTAATTGGTATAGCTGCTGTCCATTCTTCAAAGCAGTCGATAGCGTCTTCCAGATAGCATTTGCCGCTGCAATTTCCATTAGCATCGCCAATACCTCCTGCTATATTCTTGGGTTTCGTAAGGTTTGGTTGAGGGTTGTACTACTAGATATTCGATGGGCTTCTCTGCCACCACAGGTTCGACAATTAAAGCCTTCCCCTCTGGCAGCAAGGAAGTGCTTTGGTGAACTAGGGGCAGTCCAACAGGACTAGACCACACTAGACAATAGATGCCCTAGCTGCCGCCCGTGATGCAGTCACAGAGTTTGGTACAGCCACGCCTGTTTCTTGAAACCTGACGATATACCAATCTGTTTCTGCTAGATGTTGCTTTGCATCTACACTAGCTTGGGCTACTGTATCGACTTCTACACCATCAATAAATGTTTCAATCTCTGCTATTTGAGCATCAGTTAAATCTGTGTCCACATTATTGTACTGGTACTTATTAAGTCCATCATTGCTGCTATAGCTCAGTGCGTCATAAGCAAAGCTAAACTCAGGCTTAACGCTTGAAGTTAATTCCTCTGAACCCCTGCGAAGGTGGGACAGATTAAAGTCATAAACTAGACCTTTCATATTTAAATTCCTACTGTAGTTGTTTGGTTTTGATAAGATGATGTATCAATCCAAGTATTAGTGGTTGTGGTGACATAATTGTAAACCCCCACATAATAAGACCTAATCCACCTATCATAGTCTGTAGAGTGTTCACCAGCCCTTCTGTACTGAGTATTACCAAGAGTTACAGTCGTTGCGCTTCCGTAACTTGTACCACCAATTAGCATGGTTCCCCCCGAAAGGTTGCGGCCTGTTGACCAGTATGTTCCCTGATAAGATGGAGCAGATTGGTATTGGTAAACCCACGCAGATGAACTACTAGATTGGTTGTAACCAGAAGTTACCCAAACAGAAACAGTCACCTGATTACTCTTTCCGTGGAAGTGCGAGAAGTTAAACGTACCACTAGATGGAAGTCCTGATACCCCTAGACCAACCAAGGGGTAATACTCAGACATTGAATGTGGAGCAGAGCCACCAAACTCAGTGGCGATTGCAGAGAAGCTTAAAGCCCCTGAACTAGGTAAAGCCATACATTACTCCCCTACCATGTCCATTAGAGTTTCAATCTGAGTCTGTTGCTCTTTGATTGCTTCAATAAGAAGTCCAACCACGTTGCCATAAGCTACAGACTTCATGCCATCTTCATTATCAAACACAGCTTCTGGTAGAACTTTCTCTAACTCTTGTGCAATGACACCTGTACCACGCTCTGCATTCATATCAAAGGTGACACCACGGACATTAAGGACTTTACTTAGCGCATCAGGGATTGTTTCAACGCTGCTCTTGAGGCGTTCATCTGAGTAAGCTGTTACGTTACCAGAGGCAGTCATAGAACCTGTTACAGATACACCTGCTGCTGTGGTTTCTAGCTTTAATGCGTTGTTGTGATACAATTTCACTGCCGCACTTTCTGTGGCAATTATCATATTTTCAGTGGCAGCAGCGTTTGCAACTCTAAACTCGTTGCTTGCTACCCATAACGAGCCAGTGCCAGTATCTTTAATGTAACTGTCACTACCATCATGGTAAATCTCTAAGTCAGCCCCAGTACCATAGGTGTCTTTAACATTGTCACCATGCAAGGTATTACCCGTCATAGTGCCGCCAGCACTATTTACAGTGCCAGAGACTGCCAAGTTTCCTGTTACATCTACACCTGCGGATGCGGTAGCTAGTTTGGTGGCATTGTCGTAGAAAAGCGTTACTGCTCCATTTTCGGTAAACGTAGCCATATCTTCATAGGCAGATGATTTTAGTCTTATAACACTTCCTGTAACTATAAGGTCACCAGTTCCGTAGTCACGAATATAACTGTGAAAACCATCGTGATAAATCCGAAAGTCACCATGAGTACCAAACTTAGCTCCTACGTTATCACCGTACCAAATGTCACCCGTCATAGTACCGCCAGCTAATGGCAGCTTAGTACCAAGAGCAGTAGTGACAGTGGCTGAGTAGTTTGCATCATCACCAAGTGCAGCCGCTAGTTCATTCAAAGTGTTGAGAGACTCAGGGGCCGCATCAATGACAGTGGCAATAGCAGCAGTTAGGTCAATAGCACCTATAGCAGCCGCAACATCAGCAGCAGTGGATAGTGCAGTACCACCTACAGTGGAACCATCGTGGACAACAAGAGTGTCTTTGG